AATGCCAAGATATACGTACTAAACTGCACTATGTGCTTGACTGGCATGATACTGTGGACAACTACTTTGAATCAGAGGATGACATCCTGCGTGCTTTAGGGATAATCTACTGTGAAAGCAGTGGGAAGCCTACTGCTGTAGGTATTAACTTTAATGGGACAAGGGATGTCGGACTCTGGCAATTCAATGATGATACATGGGCTTGGTTAAAACCTAAGCTTGGTATAATAAGTAAGCGTACTAACCCAGAGGTATCAACTGCAGTCGCAGCATGGTTAGTGTATAATGATGGATGGCATCATTGGAACAGTAGTAAACATTGTTGGAAAGGAACTGATAATGATTTGTTGTGGACACAAACTAGACACAGTATGCGTGGTAACTGACCAAGTATATTGTGATTATTGTGAGAAAGTATGGGGTCATGTAGATGACATGGTCTAACATAAACAAAATATTTAGAAAAGAAATAAACAAAATACTTAATCTTGTATGCGAAATATGTGGTGTAAGTTACATGACAGATTTTACATTGGTTAGGTATTGTAATGATTGTATAGAAAAATTAGAAACGGAGATGGATAATCTTGAGTGGGAATAAACCATTTGATGTAAATCGTGTAAACATTTTTACGCACCCTAAGTATATGAAAGTATGGGCACAGCAGTTTAATAAAGCATGTGGTAGTGATACATTTAAGGTACAACCTGACATGGGAAAGCTTAGGTTTTTAATGGATAAATTTGTAACAGATTATAACTATCACTTAGAACAACTAGAAGGAGAAGAAGAATAATGGTATATAACACATCAAGCACTAGGTTTGCTAGTGCAACAGAGTTATATCATATAACGCCAGACGCAACCAGAATAAAATGGTACGAATGGTTAAACGAAAAGGCAACAGAGGCAGATAAAGCAAGCACATTTGGAGGTAAGCGTTTACTAGGAGTAACAGATAAAGGTAATCCAATGTGGGTAACTATGACTATTAAACGTGACACATTAGATATGAAAATAGAATTGTCACATGATATGAAAACAATACGTAAATCTAATTTATGTCCTAGAAAAGTAACTGTAGGTAATAATGAAACAATGCCTAGATTAGACCATGCTATGCGTCCTGCTACCAAAATAGACCATGGTGAAGTAACACAACGTACATTAGATTATATAGAACAACTAATTAGTTTTAATGAAAGTAAAATACATTACACTAAAGGTCAATGTAACAGCTTAATGTTCTTAAAAGCTGCACATTGTATATACAACGGCAGTCCTGATAAAGGTAAATTTAGAGCACAAGATGTTATGAAAACATGGAACTTACCTAAGGGTAGTTACTTTGTGATAGATTAATGAACAGAAAATTAAAAATAACGTAACATATCGTAAAGATTTTTAAAAAAAGAACAGACTATCTAAACTTTGGACGTTAGTATTATTTACCTAATCCTAATTTTTTAAGTCCTTTATTAAAAGCTACTGCTTGTTTATATGCTGAACGTCTAGTAACAAATGCTTTGTCTAAAGTTTTATATGCTCTGTCAGTAGGAAATCCTTCAGTCTTACCATGTCCATGTGTACCTATTAATTTACCCATCTCTACATACATATCATCAGCACGGTCACCTTTACGTAAAGCTTTATCACGCAATGCTTTGTGCTGCTTCATGCGTCTATTTAGTTCTTGTTTACCAAGACCTGAATAGCCAGCACCTACTCCTCCATCGTAATGACCAGGCATTAGGGATTCAACTTTGTTTTACGATTTTTAAAATTTCTATCTTGCCATGATTGAATGTTTGGTTTTGGTTTTTTTTGATTTTTTGGTTTACCTTTACCTTGTACGCCAACGTCTATATTTCGCTTAACATGGTCCATTGCACCTGCATAATAATTAACTGCATTTTCACCAACCATACCTTTAGTCATTGCTCTGGTAATACGTTCTGACATGCCACCTAAAACATCACCACGGTATCCACCCATACCAGCACCTATAAACCTAGGACCTCCAACGTTTTTAAACCCAGGCATTATTTTGAAATCTGTTTCTTAGCGTATGTTTTAACAACTGCTAACGCAGCTCCACCACCAGCTAATGCTGCTAATTGTAATGTTTCTGCTTCTACACCGACTAATGGTGCAACTGTTAACGCACCTATAAAGGCTTCAATAAAAGTCCACACGGCTCTTTCTACCATGTCTTTTAATTCTTCACTCATTTTATAACTCCATGCTTCATTCCAAGGAGTCCACGCTACGTCTTTCTTAAACGTCCCATCAGAATTTCTTTTACGTTTGAATCGCTCAAACATTATCTATCCTTGTTAAGTATAGCACCTATACCTACGGCACCAAGAGTAGTAAATAATTTACCTTTACCCTTACCTTTGCCTTTTATTTTAGATAATCTTAATCTGCGTTCTGCATCTTTTTGTGCTTGCCTAGGTGTCATACCTTGTGCAATACCATCAGAATATGCTTTTTTCATATCAAATGGTTCATTAGATACAACAGCTTTAGGTGCATCAGGTGTAACAGAACCTACTTTATTACCTGATACTTTACTACCAGCACTAAAGTTTTTAATTTTTCTACCACCTGGTGTAGTAGGTCCTTTTCCAGCATCAGGTGTATCTTGTCTAGCAATTTGAGATTCAGGATTAGCAGGACCTAATTCTCTAAAATAAGTATCACCTTTACCTACTTCTACTGAAGATGAATCTCCAAAATCTACAGCTGGTCTAGGTAATAATGGGTTACCTTGTTTATCTAAACCTGTAAACGTAGGACCTCCTGGGTCTTTACTAGCTTTGCCTAATATACCACCTGTTTCTCCAAAACCTGGCTCACGATAATCATAAGGTACTTTTCTAGTATCGTAACCACCTACATAGAATCTTGGTTTAGGAGCACCTGGTTGTGCACCTTCACGTAATGCTTTTTCTACTGATGCTTGTGATTTAGAACTTCTAGATTGTGAGTATTCACTGTAACCTACATCTTCACCTTTAGGTAAAGGTTTTTTTATAACATCAACTAATTTACCATCTTTAATAACTTTTTCTTCTGTAAATTTTGCTGGTGCTAATTTATCTGTAGGTATTTGTCTAGCTTCTAAACCTGTTTGAATAATTGCTTCTGCTGATTTAATACCTTTACCTTTACCTTTAGAAGTAGTAGGTAGTGGTTTAGCATCTTCAATCATATACTCTACATTACCTGGGTCTACTCTACCACCATAAGCTGATGTAACTCTTTTACGTAATGCTGCAGTTTCATATGTTTCTCCCATAGTTTCTTGTGCAGCTTTAGATACTTTTAATTCTTTTTTAAGTTCACCTTGTAATCTACCTATTTCACCAGTAGCTTTCATTTCTCCAACACTATCACCAGATTTAATTGCTGATTCTAAATTAGATATTTCCTGGTCTATTGCAGATTCAATAGCTTCTTCTACACCACGTTGTGGTGCTAACATTTGACGTTGTTGTCCTTCAAAAGGTACAGATTGTTTATTACCTACAGGTCCATATTGTGTAGGGTCTGATAAAGGACCACCTGCAGTAGAGCCACCACGGTAACCTGTGCTAGCAAGCTCGTCCATTTCTCCACCAATAAAATCCATTTTTCTTTGTTTTCTTAAAGGGTCCTTACCAGATGGGTCATATTCAGGGTCAGATTCTAAATAATCAAAACCACCTTCATCACTATATAATTTTTTACTTTTAGGTATTTTAACCATTATGTTATTCTCCTGCCGTCTAGTTTAGCAGACAAAGTTTGTACTTCACCACTTATCTCTTGTAATTTTTCCATTACATCAGATGTATTTTCTGGTGTATTAGTTGCATCACCATCATAATCTATGTAAGTAACTTCTACATCTTGTCCAGATTCAATAGCTGCTGCAACACGTGGATACACGAACTTGTATGCATCAACACTGCTACCAATAAACCCATCTTTAGCTATACGATTATTAGTTTGTGTGTTACCCAGTATTAAACAACCTGCTGTATGCTCATCAGTATTACCTGTATGCCATAATATGTATTCAAAACCTGGTACATTTTGCACATGTATCATACCCTTGTGCATAACACCGTATTTACCACTATATCTAGTATGAAAGCCACCTTCAGTACGTAGTTTTAACTTGTATGTACCTGCAGGAATCCTTGTTTCACCCCAGACTTTTACGTCACGTTGTTCATCTTCTAATGTGTACGCAAGAAACGTACGTTTACCATTATTAATTTCAAATAACAAACCAGATGTAGAATCTTTACCACTACTAATTCTTAATACTTCATACTTCAAGTTGTACTCCTTGCCATACTTTACACCAACCATAGGCTGCTACTTCTTCAATAAACTTAGTACAATAATTATTAACGTAGTGCATACAATTACTGCAGTACTGTCCAGGTTTAGGACTATTGACAACGTATGCTCCAGGTAGATTGTGCATTATTTCTTAATTTTCTTTATCTTACCATTTTTAGTTCTAGCAAACTTATGTGTTTTAGTTTCTCTAATAAGA